AACAATAGTGATGATATTATGGCTCTAAAGATTTCTCGACCACAGGTTAAAAGTTTTGATAGACCTTTAACCTCAGATGCACAACAGCAGTTTTTGAGTTTCATGGCAGAAAATGGCATGGAACATGACCCAAAAAGAGGTTTGGTGATTGATGGTAGCATAGGTCGTGCTTATGTCAATCTAGGCGGTGAAAGAAAGCTGTCAGGCTGGTATCAATTGTGGCTTGACCAATCTGTACCTTTTGGAAGGATTGGAGATTATAGAACCTCAATGGACCAGCCTACAGCTATCTGGAAACCAGAGAATAGAAAACGCCAAACGATTACCAAAGCAGAACGCGAAGAAATAAAGAAATTACAGAAAGAAGTTGAGATAAAGAAGGCAGCTAAGTATTCAAAGTCTGCCAAACGCTCACAAACGCTCTGGGAAGAATATAATGATTGTGAAGTACATCCTTACCTAGAAAAGAAGAAAGTTCTCTCATATGGTCTTAAAATTGACGAGAAGGAGCGTTTAGTAATCCCACTTATTGATGCCAACTTATCTATTGTAGGTTTGCAATACATAAATGCAGAAGGCAAAAAACTTTTCCTTACTGGTTCTAAAAAAAGCGGTAGCTTTTTTATTCTTGGACAAGAGATTCTCAAGACCTCAGACAAAATTTATTTTTGTGAAGGTTATGCAACAGGAGCTTCCATATATAAGAACATGGAACAACCAGTATTTGTTGCATTTGATGCTTACAACTTATTGCCTGTTGTGGAACAAGTATTTGATATTCTGAAAGACAGGAAGTTTATTTTTATCGCAGATAACGATGAGAAATCCAAGACAGGTGAGAAGGAAGCAAAGAAAGCCTGTCAATATGTAATTAAAAACAAAGGTCTTGCTGAAGTTCATATGCCAGAAACTGATGGTGATTACAATGACCATGTTAATGCCATTGAAGGTGAAATATTACCACCATTGCAAGTGTTGGATATGCCTACTGATGTGGATTTTGTTAAATCAGAGAAAGGCAGAATGCTCAACATTAAAGATAATGTACAGGCAGTTATGCACATACATTCCATAGAAACTCACTACAATGTGATTAAAAAGAAGATGGAAATACACATACCCAACATGAAATTTATCGCTGACATGAAAGAAGAAGCGAGTTTGGTTGAGATTGAGGATCGCTGTATTAATTTAGGTGTGCCATACACCAGAGTCAGAGATTATTTAAAGATATTAGCCAAAGAATACAATCCTGTTAAGGAATGGATTGAGAGCAAAGAATGGGATGGCACATCACGCTTGCAAGACTTTCTGAATACGATAGAGTCCAGAAACTCCGATGTTCTGAAAGACATGCTGCTCAAGAAATGGTTAATTAGTTGTGTGGCAGCAGCTTATGAGCCTAATGGAGTCGAATTAGAAGGAATACTGGTATTTCAAGGAGCGCAAGGTCTGGGAAAGACGTTGTGGTTCAAAAGACTGTGTGACTACAACAAAGGTTGGCTATTAGAAGGTGCAACGCTCAACCCAAGTGACAAAGACAGCGTGAAAAGAGCTGTCAGTCATTGGATAGTGGAGTTGGGTGAGATTGAATCAACCTTTAAGAAATCAGACATAGATCAGCTGAAAGCATTTGTGACAGCAAAGACAGATGAACTTAGGTTGCCCTATGATAGAGCATTTACCACTTACCAAAGGCGCACTGCATTTTTCGCATCAGTTAATGGCAGAGAATTTCTCACAGACAATACTGGCAATCGTAGATTCTGGGTAGTGTCAACTAAGGCGATTAATTTCAATCATGGTATAGATATGCAACAGGTCTGGGCAGAGGTCAAGCAAACTCTGTATGTCGCTGGACAAAAGAATTGGTTCCTGTCACCTGATGAAAGGAACTTACTACAGGACTCCAACGAAGGGTATAGAACCCAGAGTACAGTGGAAGATTTAATTTTAGAGCATGTGGATTTTGATAGTAAGGTCACACAACCAGTACAAATGACCAAGTTATTAAGAGATTTAGGAATACGCAACCCAAGGATGCCAGATTTCAAAGATGCCAATAGAGTATTGCATCAAAGAGGGGTGGAACCCAGAAGGACTAATGGCAAGAAAGTGTATGATTTAAGTTACACCACAGTAGATGACAATTCATTTAATAGCTTTAATGGTGGTTATAATGATTGATAAAATATTAATTAAACACATACATGATAATGTTCCAGATAAGGAAGTGGCATTACTTTTGTCTGGTGGCGTTGATAGTATTAGCGTTGGTTTCTCAGCGCACAGATTAGGTAAGAAAATTACTGCTTACTCATTCAAAACTGATTTACATGACTCATATGATTACAGTAAAGCTGAAGAAGTTGCAGATATAATGGGATGGAATTTTGTAGGCACTACAATACCTACAGACAATCTGAAAGAAGATTTTTTCTTACTGTTAGATGAATATGGTTGCGAAAAGAAAACACATTTTGAATGTATCTACCCTTTCATTTATATTTACCCACAGATAAAAGAAAAATATGTTTTATCAGGATGGGCAGCTGATGGCTATTTTGGATTATCTAAAAAAGCAGTTATTAATTACAGCCAAACTCTTGAGCTGTTAAATCAATTCAGAGATGATTATTTTAAAGATGAAAATAGAGCTGGATATGATAAACATGATAATTTAGCAAAAATGTATGGGAAAGAATTTATTTGTCCTTATTTATGCAATGAAGCAAAGAGTTATTTTCAAAATAAAAACTGGCAAGAACTTAATAAGCCACAACAAAAATATCCTGTAAGGTTAGCTTTTGATAAAGAATTTTCTTTAATTGGAAAAGTAAAAAAACACGCTAATCTACAACTGGAATCAAAAATAAATAATGTATTTGAATATTTGTTAGATGATGAACAGATAAACTTTAAAGCTAGAAGTAGGATTATGGACATATGTAGAGATTGGGTAACAAGAAGGAAAACCAGTGAAATATTTGTCGATATGTAGTGGAATAGAATCAGTGGGAGTTGCATGGCATCCACTTGGTTTTGAATGTCTTGGTTTATCAGAGATTGACCCATTTAGAAGTGCTGTGCTTAACTATCATTACCCAGAGGTAAAAAATTATGGCGACTTCACCCAAATCCAACGATCAGACTTATCCGCCACACCAGACATCCTTGTTGGGGGAACACCGTGCGCAACCTTCTCAATCGCTGGACTTAGAAAAGGAATGGGAGAAGATAGAGGGAACCTCGCACTTGAATTTATTCGCTTGGCTCAAAGGATTAAGCCGAAATGGGTACTCTGGGAAAATGTACCCGGTGTCTTGTCTAGTAACGAAGGAAAAGACCTTGGAACCTTCCTTGGAGCATTGGCAGAACTCAGGTATGGGTTCTCCTACAGGGTTCTTGACACTCAGTACATCAGAACACAACGATTTCCAAGGGCAATCCCACAAAGACGAAGGCGTGTCTTTGTTGTCGGATGTCTTGGAGACTGGAAAAGTAGCGCAAAAGTATTATTTGACCAAAAAACAATGTCAACGAATCCTAGACCGAGCAGAAAGAAAAGGAAGGGAAGCGAAGATTCCAGACAGTCTGAGGAAATGCATCGAGAGTTTTATAGAAAGCTAGACTTTAATGGTACATTCACTGACGAAGCAGAAACATGTGGCACGATACCAGCTGGCGGTAGATTCTCACCACCAGAAAATTCTATGTTGTGTGTTGAAAACCCTGTTGCATTGCAAACATCACATACAGTGCAGAATGGATTAGGAATTAGTAGTGATGGAGCAATGTATTCACTGACAGCTACAGACAGACATGCAGTTATGGCAAAGAATAGAATCAGGCGACTTACAATCGTAGAATGCGAGAGATTACAAGGGTTTAGCGATAACTATACGCAAATTCCCTATCGAAATAAGGCAAAAGAAGATGCTCCTAAATCAAAGCGTTATGAAGCAGTGGGTCGTGCAATGTCAATTAATGTCATGGAATGGCTAGGCACAAGAATACAAATGGTACACAATAATGAAATTTGATTTTAAAAAAATTAAAGACTTTGATGAACATATAGAGCTTTCTATACCTAATTTATCAACATTAGATGTAATCTTCAAACAGATAGCACATGAATATGCACAACCTGAGTCAACAGTTGTGGATATTGGGTGTTCTACAGGGCGATTTCTATCATCACTGAACCAAATAGACAAATGCAAATATGTAGGGATTGACGAAATTCATATGAAAAAAAGGAAGAAAGGATTTACATTCTTTCAGGGAGATGTTGAAGATTACTTCATGCAACATGAATCAAATAATCACGACAACATCTCAGTGCTGATAAGCATGTTCTTTTTGCAATTCTGTGGACACACTAAGAGAAAAAGGCTGTTAAGCGCATTCAAAAACTATATAGATGCTGGCGCAATTCTGCTGATTGCAGAGAAAGTTTACCTGAATGATCCACACTTACAACAATCTATCCACAGGTTACACATTCAAGAAAAACGCAAGGGATTTAGTGATGAACAAATATTAAACAAAGATTTAGAGCTATCTAATTCGATGTTTTGCAAGACTGAAATGGAATTACAGGATGAATTAAGAGCTTTGGGCAACCTATCAAAAATATGGCAAAGCTATAATTTTATGGGATATGTGGTGAAAAAGTAGTGTAGGGTATAGTAAATAAGGTGCTGTACACTGTATGCTACCCTGTTATTATGCTCTTGATTTATAAGGATTTTATGCTCTAGGTAGTGTTAGGTAGATACATATATAATAATAATAATATATATATAGCATAACAGCATATAACACCAGTTATACTGGTTATAACTAGGGTATATGTTTTTTAGTAGTACACTGCACTCTGTACACTGTTTGGTTTAATTAGATAAGGAAAAGTAAATGGAAAAATTTATATACAATGAGCAACAGACAAGAGGTAAAAACTATTCAAGATGGAAAAATATGAATGATAGTGAGAGAGAATATTTCAATGAAGATATATTGACTGAAGAACAAGCTGTCAAAATTTTTGATAAGCTGTTTCCAGAAAGTAATTATAAGGAAGTAAAGATGAGTGATAATTGGCGTAAAGGTACAATATGGGATAAGAATAATTGGTCTTATGATGCCAATGGAATGCCAATTAATGGTGACAAAGATGAATAAGATGAAAGACTACATTAGAAATTTGTTCAGAAAAGAGTATCATGTAAGTGTATTCTTGAATGGAGATAAGAAATTTCCTAATGGTTTGCAACACATGACAATTGGATTAAAGAAGATTAAGAAGATTGACAATAACCAAGTGGTTGGTGTTGATGTGAATAACAACAACTATGAGTTCAACAGCGTTGATGAATTTAATTATCAGGTGAAGAAAATAGTTTAATGGCTAGACCAAAGAAAGAGAAAAAGAAATTAGTGGAAGCTCCCAGTAATTTTGAAAAAGATAAAGAGCATGGCTTGACTGAAATGCAAGCTGCATTCGTTTGGTATTACACTGAAGGAAGCTGTAGTCAAACAGAAGCAGCAAGGAGAGCTAAGTACGAGTTCCCAGCAGTAGCAGCTAACAAGATGCTAAATGGGAAAGATTTCCCAAATGTGACAAAGGCTATCAAAATAAAACAAGATGAGCTGGCTGAGAAGTATGCCATTACTCCAGCGAAAACAGGAACAATGTTGTGGAAGATAGCAGAGAATGCGTATGAGTCTGGACAGTTCAATGCATCAGTATCAGCCATCAAAGAACTAAATCAATTAGCTGGTTTATCTGTGAATAGATCGCAGAATATCAACATCAATGCCAACATTGAGAGCATGAATAAGGAAGATATTAAAGAGCGATTGAGCAAACTATTAGGTGCTGACACAGAAACTTATTCAACAAAAGATTTATAAATAAAAAACTAAGCGATTGACCTCGCCCTTATCCGCGCTCCCATATATGGGAGAAAATGCACAAAAATCAAATAACTCCAATAAAATCAATGGCTTGCATTTATATTAATGTGTGCAACTCTTTATTAAAATGTGCAACGCCCTGAGCAGAGCTAGTCAACGCTCTTTTTCTGGTTCTTGCGTAAGCGACAGGAACCCTATTGGATTAGGCTTTTTCGTGGAAATGATTAATTAAGGAACCCTACACCCCCCTGAGCGAAACCGGCGCAACAGTTGTAGCTATAGCTGAGTTTGCCACACTGAATATCCAAAAAAAATGATGGTAAAAAAAATTTTATAAAATTTTACAAAGGAACCCTATGACAGCTATACTTTGGTCATGCCAATCAACAGCAGAACCAAAGGAGCAAGTTACGAAAGACAGGTGGTAGGAATCCTAAACGAATTTTTTGTGCAAAATAATTTTGATTTTTCCTGTAAACGTAACTTAGACCAATATCAAACCAAAGGTATGTGTGACATTGCCATACCAAACCACGCAATTGAGTGTAAACATTACAAGCAAGGCAACTGGTTTAAACAAGATTGGTGGAATCAGGTGTGTGAATCTGCACAAAATGATATTCCTGTCCTGATTTTCAAGTTTAATAGGGTTCCTACGCGAGTTGTAATTCCCATTTACGCCATTAATCCTGATTGGGATAGAGATAATGATAGTATTGCAGTGCTATCAATGGAACAATGGCTTGATATTCTGAAAAAAAATTGGGATTCCTATGGACAACGACATTAATTTAGCACCCATTGGTGATGTTGAAGCAGCTGTTGATGGTATATTTGGTTTAATTTATCTATACCCATCTGATTATTTTATTGTTTTTGGCTCTTTGAGTCTTTTCGCAATCTATGGTTTGTCTA